AATAACATAGTTTGTTGATTCTGTTTCTTGTAATGCTGATTGTTTTTTATTAATATTGATATGTTTATTAAACCAGGGAATTGGACTAGTTCTAGGATGGTCTTCCTGATACTTAATACCGATATCCTTGAGTTTAGTATATGCAGTATAATCAACAAAGTCTTTAAGTATATTGGCGTTAAGTCCGATTACCACACCTTTGCGGAATAGATAATCTGCCCACAATTTTTCTTCTTGTATAACTTCCATATACATTGAATACACTTCTTCTTGACATTCTTGAGAAATTTGTACAAATGCAGGATCATCCTTAGTAACATTATTAATTAGCCATGCAGTCCATTCAGTATGTAAAATTTCATCTTGTAAAATAAGACTAATAATATTTCCATTACCAATAAAGATTTTATTTTCGACCATTGCAAGGCTAGTAGCAAAGCTAACCATAAAGCGTAATGCTTCTAATGCATAACTTGCATGTAGAGCTAGCCAAATAGCTTTCTTATGATCGTAAACCGGAATGTTTTCGCCTAATTCTCGACGCATGTTAAGAACATGCAATTCTTCGTAGTAACGTCCGATTCCAGCAGCCATGCCGGCAATTTCTGTAGTGTCATGAATTTTATTAAATTCATCCTTAGGTACTCCATAGATATTACGTATAATATGACTATAGCTCTTACTATGGATGGATGTTTCAAAAAAGCTCCATGTAAGAGTTAATGCTTCTAATTCCGGAATAGACGTGACTGGTCCAAATACCTGGAAAGGGGCACGCCCTTGAATACTATCAAGAGCTGTTTGACGAAGTAGATTACTTGTGAAAATATGTTTAACTGCATCACTGGCCTCCTTATGATCGATTTTATCTTTCGTGAGACTGATTTCTTCTGGAACCCAAAAGAATCCGCGGGCTAATTCTTCATACTTCTGCAACTTAGGATACTTAACTTCTTCAAAACGCTGCACAGTTACTGGTCCAGCAGGATCCAAAAACATTGTACGTTTTAGATAGTTAGTAGGGGTAGCGAAATCGTATTGTAGCTTACTCATAATTTACACCTTAAAGTTTGCAGGCTATGCAATCATCTGCCGAATCATCGTAAATTGTAACAGGCTCTGATACTGTAAGTCTATCACTTTGGCTATTAATCATAGTTTTACTACCGACTTTGTTTATCAAACTATAATATATAGTTTTCAAACCCCAACGATATGCCAACATTAGATTTTTAGCAATTAGTGTAGCAGGAATTTTACCTTCGGCAAAATATGCAGGGTTATAAAAAGTATTTGTACTAATACTTTGATCGATGTATACAGCTAATACAGCAGCAGTTTTAAGATATTCTACACAATCTTTTTGATCCCACATTAACTGATACCGGTTCTTGTAACGTTTATACTCAGGAACAACTTGTACAAATGATCCAGCTTTGCTTTCTTTGACGCTAATTAACTCCATAGGCATTTCAATGCCATTAGTACTGTTAAGTACAACGCTGCTTGATTCAACTGGTGCAATTGCCATGAGTGTAGCATTACGAATACCGTACTTTTTTAGATTCTCTCGCAACCCCTCCCAATCAAGATTAGTGCTAGGTTCAAAGTTAGTTAATTCATCGACATTTTTATTTCGACGTTCCCAAGGGAATATGCCTTGTCCGTAATACGTATATTGACTACGTTCGCATGCTCCTCGTTCACGAGCAAGCTCAACGCTCATCTCTGTAAGATAAAACGCCTGATGTTCCATCCAACGCTTAACTTCTGCTAGTGCTTCTGGATCACCGTATTTCAGATTCTTTCTAGCATGCCAAAAAGCTAAATTAGTAATACCTACACCTAACGGTTCAAATTCTTTATTAGCCAATCGACTCTGTATACTGAGGAAATCTTGATAGTTAAGTAAATTACTTAAACTACGAACCAATATTCTACAGGCCTTTCGCATATCGGCTGGGTTACGAAACGATCCCCAATTAATAGATCCTAATGTACAAAGAGCAATACGTCCTGTTTCATCGTCGATACGTTGGAATGGTCGAGTAGGCAATAAGATTTCTTGGCAAAGGTTGCTTTGATAGATAGGATCGGTATCTGAATTAAATGGTCCTTGACTAATTACATTATCGATATTAACAAGGTAGATACGACCAGTATCAGTTCTCTCTTTGAGAATTCCGTTCTTAAACATCTCTTCCGACGACAACACTTTCTTTTTCTTGGTTTTATCTTGTTCGTATTTGAGATAAAGCTTTTCAAAATCTTTACTATTTCGGTAATAGGCTTCGTATAGATCCGGAACCTCGTGAGGATCGAATAATGTAATGTTTTCACCATTCTTATAGCGACGCCAAAAAAGAGCAGATACAACTACAGAATAATCCATTTGACGTACACGAGTTTCTTCTGTACCTTGATTATTTTTTAATACAATAAGATCTTCAAATTGTGCATGCCAAATAGGGAATGTCACTGTGCATGATGCATTGCGTATACCGCCTTGACTACAACTACGTAAATCAGCAAACCATTTCTTTAGAAATGGGACTAGACCTGTATGTTTAATTTCTCCATTTCGAATTGGAGCTCCGACAGGTCGAATACGTCCAAGTTCGAGACCAATGCCAGCTCTTTTGCTAGCATATTTTGCCATCATTTCTCCACTAGCAAAGATGCTATCTAATGTATCATCTGAACTAATAAGTACACAGCTACTAAACTGCTTAGTAGTGGTCCCAAGACCCGCAAGAACAGGCGTAGCCAAAGTAAATTGTCCTTCCGATGCACATTCATAATATTCCTTTACTAGCTTTAATCGAATATCTTTTGGCTCATCGTGAAAGGCAGTCGCTGCTGCAATCGCATAACGTACTTGAGGTGTTTCATAGATTTGTCCTGTAGCACGATTTTGCACCAAATATTTTTCTGCTAGTTGTTCAATTGCTGCAAATGTATAATTCTCATCTTTAGTATGATCGATGAATAGATCGATAATGTTCCATTCATCCTCGGTATACCATGACAATAAGTCTCGAGTGTACATTCCTGCTGCAACATTTTTTTTGACGATTTCATAGAGTTTTGGAGGCTCATATTCACCGTATACTTCTTTACGTAGCATACTAACACGTTGTCTGCCGGCTACATATTGATAATTGGTATTGTTAATTTCTGGGTTCTCATTTTCGTCAATGAGATTGACCATAGCTTTTAATAATAATTCATCAATGGTCTTAGTACTCATTCCATCATGTAGTTCTAATTTAGCATTAATTTCGATCATAGATGGACTAACTCCATCTATACCGCTGCATCCATATGCTACTTGCCTTTGAATCTTAGAAATATCTAAAGGGACTTTCTCCCCATTTCTTTTTACAACAGTAATCATGTACTTTAACCCTTAACTTACTTTAAATGAATATTTACCAAGGATAGTGTACATCAATATTGTTTTCAATATACAATTCCTGATCAATATCTATAGCTTTAACTGCATTATTTTTATCGTAGTTCAAGACAAATTTATTGTCTATGAATACAAGATTATACAGTTTTGTTTTAGAATAATCAACCATGGTTTTAACTTCGATTAAGGAATCCTTAAATCTTTCTGTAAATTTTAAGGTATATCCTATCATAAGTGCTAGGGTAAAATCATCATATTTGTTTTCTACAATGATTTCCCAAGGGGTAGGCCAAGTTTTTTTATTAAAGGGATCTACCCTATGATTGAATGAAATTTGCGGAGCATCTTGCCAAAATAAAGAAATGGCAGTATAAGGGTCGTCGCATTGATCGAGATTTTTTCTAAAATCGACCCAGATGGACAACCTCTCTTCTGGAGATTTATTAAACATTTTATTGTAATTGAGTATATCTATAATTTAAAAACCCAGTGTAATTAGGACTTGTATAATAAAGTTCTACTAGGTTAGTACTAGTATTTAAGCTAGCATCAAATGTAACATACCCATCATCTGGCCCGGAATATGAATAACTGTCAGTCAAAGAGGCATCACCTAATACCCCTATCACAATAGTTAGTTGTCCTGTTCTAATAGTAGTTGATACATTTAAATTGTATTCAATACGTGTAGATTGCGCTGGACTGCTATAAGGGAATCTAGATAGTAATACATTATTTGTCGACAAAATGATTTGTGCGGAGTATGCACCGGGACTTTGGACATAAGAAGTACCACTTACAATTGTGGTAGTTGATGCATAATTTGTAGAGGTGCTATTAACAATGTCGTATCTAGAATTATAATCTCCAATTGATACATTTCCCTGTGTTAGGAAACTAATAACTGGAGTAACCTGATTACGATCATTATTTGTATTATTTCCTACATTATTAAAGATATTAAATGCACTGACATGGTGTGTTGGTTTATTAATAGAATTACTGCCTACGTATATTCCTTCTCTTTCGACGTAATAAAATTTATTATTTTCGATTCTACTTCTTAAAGGACCAGTAAAGTTATTTGCTGCTACGGTTTCAGCATACACAACTCCTCGATTCAAATTTCTAAATCTTGAATTTACAACGATAGAATCTTCCATGTCGTAATTAGATTTAATCCCGTAATATAAGTTATCAAAGCTACAATTTTCTATAATTAAATCTTGTGTAGTAATAGGTCCTTGACCTCTAATTTCTAAACCAGTGTAGTTTGAATCAGCTATTTGTCCAGCACCTGCAGTATAATTACCTAAAAACTGTACTCCGCTAATAACACAGTCAGTGCCACAATCAGCTCTCAATAATGGTAATGTATAAGTTCCATTAATATCATTTAAACTTGTGTCATATTTCAAAGTCATGTCTTTTATAACAATTTTAGTAGGACGAGTAGGACCTAAAATATTGGTTTGATTATCTACGAAAATTACATAGCTATTATGGACACTAGTCTGGTCAGCATATTGCATTAATGGGATAGACGTTGTTACTAAATTAAGAATCGTTTTTCCCGGCCCATCACCTACAATGATAACATTAGGTGGAAGATAAATGGTGCTTTCGATATTATAGATACCAGCTGGCACATATAGTGTTACTAAACTTTCATTTCCTAATGAACCCTTAACTGTTGCGTTTAGATATAGGCTTTCAATGGCTGCTCTAAAATATTGAGCATTAGGTGTAGTTCCATTACCTATTGCTCCATAGCTTAATACACTTACTTCATCGTCTAATTTGCTCTGTAATGATCTAGAAACTGTATTAGCAAGAGAAACATTAGGTATATGTCCGACTAAGGTATATAAAGTCGAACTAGTAATAGAACCATTGTAAAGGTTAATAAGATCATTTTCGGTCAATAAGCGTGTATTATCATTGTTAACCGCACCTTCACTAATGCTTTTTCCAATGTACAGATTTTCGGTATCTTCTGCCCATCCAAATTCGCCCGGCGATAAAGTAGGAGTACCAGTTACTTTTTCCTGCCCGCGACGTACTTGTATTTTGGCTATTTCAATTACGGCCATATCTAATTCTCCAATATTAGATATTTATCGAGTTATGAGAGATAATTTATTTGGCGTAATATTCTTCGACTTTACCTAGCCACATATCTTCATATTTGGCAAAATCGTCAGGCCATAGATCAAATTGTTGATATACTAAATCTCTAGAGCACATAAAAATATGTCCTTCTCGGATATCTGTACCGTAGACTTGATTGTGTGCTAATATATATGCAACTAATTGAATTTTATAATCATCTACCCACTCTTCTTTTTTAGGTTTATTTGTCTGTTTATAATCACAAATCGACGGATTTCCTTTATAAACCGCTACTAAATCAGTCGTTCCGGAGTATAAACCGGGGTAGTACAAAGACTGCTCCATTGCCCACACTTCGTTAACATCTACAAGGCCATATTCAATAATACGGTTAGCCATATCATTAGCTTTAACATGTACGGGATTATTTCCCGGCATTCGAGGTAACCCGGTTAAAAACCTTTCTAGATTAGCATGCATAGCTGTTCCTACACCTGCTGCTTCTGTGGTGATCTGTTGTGCCTTTGCTTCTCCCACACGTTTCTTCCATTCATTTAAGTGCGTCATATCTTTGGTTGCACTTAGAATAGTAGTGACACTAGGAATACGTTCGCCATCGGGTGTTTCGTATACTCTTTTACGTGTTACAGGATCATTAATTTGACGGCAATTTTTGTACTGGAATTTTTCCACAAAAGGTGGAGGGTTTATAGTTATAGTCATACAACTAATTATAACAAATAAAAAGAATTAATGCAAGTTTAGATAAAAGAAGAAGCGTCAGCGCTAGGAGTCGCTGGTTTAATTCCTTGATTTAGTAATATACCATTTTCGTTATAATTGTTTACTACTGTTTTAAATTTTGGCTCGTTCTTTTTGAATATACTGTCGAATGTATAATAATCCATTTCTCTATCAGGAGTCGACAACGCATTAAAAGGAAGCTTGTTCTTACCTCGAGCTGCAAAATTTCTCAAGGTAAGATACAATGCATCTACATCAGCATTAGCACCGTCTAGTGGAGCTTCAAACTCAAATAATCTCATTTTGACAGCTTAGTCATTAATGAATGAGCTTCGGCTAACCGACGAGCTTTTGATCTTTCAATACTTTCTCTCTTCTCTCTACCTGCGATTTCAGCACCACCGGCTGCAGCATCGCTAGCTCCGAATTCATCGCTCATTTCTGCATTAACATTCATACTGTCATCGCTTGCTGCAGGAACAGCTTCTGGTGGTGCTCCCATAGGTTGCTGAGGAAGTTCACCGCCTGCTAATTGTGCGACTGCGCTGCTGATAACTTCTCTAGTTTGAGTCAACGTATCTAATGCTTGTTTAAGTGCAGGTTCGATCCCTTGTTTAAATGCTGTAGATTCAGCTTCTCCGAAGTTTTTACGAATACTATCAGATAGGTCGATCATGGATTTAGTTTGCATAGTTCCGAGACGTTGCATAAAGTTAGTGATATCAGTTACCATGTCTGCAGCAATGCTAATATCTTTAGCTTTATCTTCTTCATTTTCTCTAATCAAATGTTTTAGAGATTCAATTATAACAGTATAATTTCTTCTACGAATTGCATCTTCTTTAACTTTCTTAGATTTCTTACCTTTCTTATTATAAGGTTTATTCTTTGTTTTAGCGATAGCTTTCTTCTTACTCATTCCGCTTTTTTTCATGCGTGCAATTTGTACGTCAGCGAAATCATTATCTCCATCGCCATCTTGATCGACCTTTTTAGATTCATAAGTTTTCATTTCAATTCCTTCATTCTGGTAACCAGACATGGTTGTTATATTGTATTTACCATTATACGTAGCAGATAAAGACTCTCTGACTTTTTTCTTTTTCTTCTTCATCGCCTTACTTAATAATTTAGTGCCTGTATCTTTTTTATTAAATTCTTTAGCAACACTAGTTTTAATTCCTACTTTTTTTGCAAACGCAGGATCATGAGCGGCTGCAGCCATAGTTCTTGCTTGTTTTTCAGTTTTAGATTTTTCAGTAAGAACAGATTCGCCTAACATTTCTTTAATTCGACTATTAATAATTTCTAAAGTATGTTTATCTTTTTGATAATCTTCATTAGCTAATAGATCATTAAATCCGGCTTGACCTTCTGTCTGGCTAAGTTTTGTTCTAATAATATTACGATAATTTTCTAGTTCTTCTCTGGTATATTTGTCGAGATTAATTTTGACACCGAATTTCTTAAACATATTTTCGTTTAATACTTTACTAGAAATTTGAGAATTGAAATCTGTTGTTTTCATAATTTAACCCAAAAAGTTGATAAAGTATTTATCGCATTCGTCTAAGTTTTTCGAAGTTAAGTAAAATATATTTTTTAGCAGATTCGGCTCTTATTTGTGCAGTTTCTTGCTTTATCAATAAAGCATCACATTTATCGTAATCTTTTTTATTTAAAAGAGATTTGAATATTCTAGAATAATTTAAATCTTCGAAATAACTATATCCATATTGCTGATCATTTTCTAAAATTTTAGAATTAATTTTTTTTCCTAACGCCAACGAGTTCGCAATAATCAGCGCAGTTTGCGGCAGATTAATTTTTTCATATAAAATATTATTTCGCAAATCGGTAATAGTAAAAAATACATTATTTTTACATATAAAATAATTACCTATTTTCACTCTTCCATCTTTACTTTCAGAAGGAATTACGTAACCTTTTTCTCTCAATGTTTCTTTTATTTCGAAAGCAAGGTCTGTAAGTTTTTTATAAAGTTTTTTTTCTGTTAGCATGATTTTTAAGTTTAAGGTCTTTTCCACTATTAGTTATTTCATAAACATGTTTTCTAACTAAATTTTGGGCAATCCATGTATCATGCTCATCTAAACTAGAAAGAGAAATTAAATCATGATGTTTATCAACAAAAAGTCTTTCTTCATTGTTTAAAATAATCGTGATATCTTCTAGTAAATGACAAATTTTCATATTAATGTGATTTAGACAAAATTACCACGAGTGTTGATAAGACTCCTGCAACTACTGTTCCAGCGGTTCCTACTAAAACTCTAATCATACTCATATGGCTTTTTTCTATTACTTCTTGAAGTGTACTGACCTTTTTCTCGATATTGTCTAATCTATTTTCGAGTGTTGCGTAACGTAACGCACATAATGCAACGTGTGTTTCTAAATTTTCAGATTCTATTGTCGACGGGTCCGGCATTGTTAGTATCTCCTACTTTAATCAACATTTTCATGAGCCTCAGGTTGCCTAACAGTTGCCTTAATAATTGTATTTCTATACTGAGCGTTGTCTAAATTAAACACCGCTTTTGTAATATTTATCGTTTCTGTTAAATTTTGAATGATAGGAACTTGGTTTACGTCATTTAATAAAAGACCGATAATATTTCCTTCATCATCTTGATAGGCCGAAGATCGATCTGTATTAAATTTAAAGGTCCATACCCGATGATTTCCTTTATATTTGCTACCAAATCCTAATCCTTTAATATCTATATTCTCAACAATAGGAGGATCATGCCATTCTATATTACTTCTTAACCCGACACATTGCTGTAATGTGGTCCAATTTTTATATTGATTTTGTTCTAGATCTGTTCCGTACCCGACTCTAGCAACTTCGGGCTTGGTAATGTCGATCAATGTTTTAATTTCGATAATTTCCATTATATACCTACTTTATTAGTTATAGGTATTTATAATCAAAAAAAAAGGCGACCATAAAGATCGCCTTCTTTTGGTTTATTAACTGTTGTTATTAATAACTTACGCTATTTGAAATAACACCTACGCTAACAGTTGCGCTATTTAAACTGATGCCATTAACTCTACCTAGAGCTTGCACAGCGTCTGTTAAAGAACGATATGTGCTTGTGTTAGGCGATCCGTCAGTTGGACCTAATCCTAAATAGCCTGGGCTAAACTGATCAACACCTAGTGTTTCTAAAGCAAAGTTCATTGTGTAAGGCACTGCGCTTGTGTTCAACGAACCAACGCGGCTAATTGTAGCAAACTGTGAAAGTGCAACGCGGAATAACTGATCAAAAGCTTGACCAGCTGATGTTCCAGTAGTTGCAGAATTTCCTGCAGTACCATTTGCACCTGCATAATCAGCCCAAACATTTGCGCTATCAGCACTGGCAAAAGTGATGTAAAAATCTGTTAAACCAACGCCTGCAAAGTTCTTTGGTGCTAATAAACCACCATGAACGCGACTAATTCCAGCCATAATTTTCTCCTTAAATTGTGATAGCCTTTTGGGCTAATCATACAAATATTTATCAACAATTGATAAAAAACTACAAATAGGCGTTTAATCGTCTTGTTTTGCGTCTCCGTTGACTATCTTAAGAGTCTTCGAAAGCTCTTTGTTTTCTTTAATTTTTCTTATTCCTCTTGTAAATTTAGATCCATCGCTACTTTTAATGCTGTTGATAAACCTTCTTTCTAATTCATAAGCAATTTCAGGATCAAATGTTTCCTTGATATGTTTTAAAAAGTTTATAGCAGAATCTATGATATGGCTGGCTCTAGATTCTAGAATAGTTTCTTTATTTTTTTTATCAGCAAATTCATTTAATTCGTCTAATAAGCTTTTAGTTTTCTTTTGCACGATAATCTAACCTTTTGTTCCAAATATTTATTCATTTTATTTTTTTATTCTTTTTGATAAGATCTAAATTGATTATTAATGCAGCGCAACATATAATAAATAAGGACACACACAAAGGAGAGACAGATGATTAAACAGTTTTTTAGTAAACTATTAGAAATCTATGCACATGGCCTCGAAACCAATGGCCGCAATCTTGCAGCAATTTATACTGCGATGTGGCCCGACTTAGTAAAAGCTCAAACAACAAAGGAACAGATATAATGTATTACACAACTATTACTGCCTTTGCAAATTGGTATTTTATAAATCGTTGGCAACCTGTGACCGAAGACGAAGTTGAATGGGTTACAAAACCTGCTAAGAAATCTTGTAATTAATTACAGTATTATGTATAATAGTTAACATACACACAGAAGGAAAATAAAATGTCGTTGAATGATTACACCCCTAAAGCCCCCGAAGTTAAGTTTAATAAGAATGGCTACGAAATTCGTACAGATATTCTTAGCATGGCTAAGGATCTAGTTGAAGCTGAGTATAGTGCTAAGTTTGCCGGTTGGGAAATGAGTTCTCATGTTGATGAGAAAACTGGCCAATTGGTTTCTACAGTTGCTATGCCAGAATTTCCTGGTCTAGATCAAGTATTAGCAACTGCAGAAAAAATGTATGCATTTGTTAATGCCGGCGCATCAAAGAAGTAAAAGTGGCATAGCCTATAATAAAAATAAATTACTTCGTGATAGTAAAACGCCCCTTTCGGGGCGTTTTATTTTGGCCTTAAACTTTAGATTGATTTAAGACGAACGCCAATTAAACTAGCTAAACGCTGTTTCATCATTTTCTTGATCATTTTGTCATCAATTATAGATGCACATTTGAAGCTAGCATTAATGCTGTGACAAGTTTCACAGGCATCGCTAGTAGCAGGATGTCCCGGAGCATAGTCGACTTTACCTAATGCAGGATGATGTGATCCATCATGGCAGCTTACACAACCGGTTGTAATACCATTGTGAATTACATTAATTGGAATATGCCAATCAGCATTAGTATGCGTAATACTTTGATTAGTATCCATTGGAGTATGGCAAGTGCCACATTCTGCAGTGGTTACAATGTGGTTAATATCCTTACCCATTGCTCCGTAGCTGACAAAATTACCATTGTGGCATGAACTACAAGCCTGTCCACTGACACTAGAGTGGGTCATGGACCACGATGCAGTAAAGCTTGTGGTATTATGACAAGCATCGCAATTAGTATTACCGATTGGTGGGTGATTGGCCGAACGTCCAATAGTTTGTGCAGAAATCTGCCCAGTAGGGCTACCATTATGGCAAGTTGCACAAATTTTTGGAGTACCTAGATAGATGCCACCAGCATGACAACTGGCGCAACTACTGCACTTACCAGTAGATAAGTGCGCGCCTGTTAACGGAAAATTCGGGTGAATGGTTTCATAAAGACTGCATTCAGCAGCATCAGCGGTATCTGAGAACATCAACATTGATCCTGCTGCTACTGTAGGCACAGTAATATAGGATAACGCTAATGCAAGTGTCATAACCATTGAAGTTAAGAGCGTTTTAATTTTTTGCACGATAGCAAACCTCCTCTAGGTTTCAACTATTTAGCAAAAATAATAGTATAAGCAACTATCCGTCGAACTGAGAACTGTTAGGACTATGGCAATAATTACAATCAACACTAGTTACTATAACTTTAACACCATTCTTTGTCACAGTAGTAGGATGCCCGTTGCCTTTACCCTGCGCTCCATAGCTAGTATATTGACCATTATGACACCCATCACATCGAACAGTGGGATAGCCCGTATTGTGTATCATGGTTTGAGTAATACCGGTTAGGCTATTAAATGCAGTAGTATTATGGCATCCCGCACAATCTAATAATAGGGTAGGTAAATGTTTCGAACTACGACCTACTGTCATACGACTAGGATCACCATTATGGCAGGCAATACATGTTCTAGGAGTTCCATTCCAAACAGCCGCACCTGCAGGAATATGACAAGTTCCGCAACTAGTACATTTGCCTGTGCTTAGATGAGCACCAGTTAACGGCCACAAAGGGTGTAATTTCTCATATGCAGTACATTCTGCACCTAATACTTTAGGAGAAATTAATAATAGAAAAAATAAAACTATAGTCCTAAAAATCATGTCTAAATCCGATATAAAAACTTTGATTTGTATTGGTTGGAGTATTATATAACACATCATTAGTTTTTGTCAACGATCTTGAATATTGCGCTTCGAGAGTAGTTTTATCGCTGATAGCATAAAACCCTCTTAATAATGCAGATATTGTGTCTATTTTACCATAATTTTCATTGATAGAATCATATCTAAGAATAGTTGAAATACTGTTTCTATTCTTATCGCCGAATTTATAATTGTCAGCAAATGTAACATAGGATGAACGTCTACCGCCAGTCGAATCGTTAACAGCAAATTCTATATTATTATTAATAGATCCGATATTTTCGCCTTTTAAGTGTGTAGTTAATGAATAGTTTTGTTTGTCGCCCACCTGTATTGGTACTGATGCAAAATTTGAATTTAAATTAAATCCCGGAACAGTAGATAAATTAGTTGATTGCGCATCTATTGTTAATTCCCAATTTTTATTAATCTTTTCTCTTAATCCTAACACAGTTGATGTTGCAATAGGAGTAGATTTATCAATATAACTATATATTTCGCTAGCTGTTAATCCAGATTTAAGTAGTAGATCCCCGATCGAGTTATAATATTGTTTATCTAATGATAATTCGCCGAGATTAAGTGCAACATCTCCATACGGCATTGGGGTACGTCGTCTTTCAAATATAGCAAACGCATCGAAGTTTTTGGCATAGTAAGTACCTTGGAAAGAAATCAAATTAAGACTACGATAAACAGTATCGTATTCGGTTCTTAATAAGAAACTTTCTTTGTTTGTTCTATAATCTACGCTATTTCCGATAGCCATACGTTCTAATAATCCGTCAGCTACTCCTCTATTAAAATAAATTCCTGTACCCCAATCATTGTTAATTCTCCAATCAAATTCAACACCTTCAAATATTCTTTTAGTTTGAGATCCCGATCCAGTGATAGGGTTACCAGCAGCTAATGATAATTTTAAATCATCTGTAATTCTAATATTAGTAGATAGCCCATCAAATTTTCCAACAGCTCCTGCTACACTAGATTGTCTTCCTGCGCGAATATTATATCCTTTAAATGTATTAGCGAAGTCTACATAAGCATTTGATAGATTTGTTCTATTACCATTTGTTTCACTAAAGTCTTTTACTTGTGAAAATCTCACACGAGCTGATAATTCATATTCATTGTGTGTTTCTTTTAATGAGGCTTGTACGCCTGAAATTAAGTTAATTTGTTCTGCTTTTTGAGTGCTGCCTTCATTAGAATTTTTAGTTACATAAAGGTAATCTGAAGTGTTTCCATTAAAATCAAAACTATCACCTTGGTGAGGTGTTTTTGTTTTATTAATTTTACCTATTGTAAATCCTGTAGGTTCTAATATTTCTAATGACATTAAACGCTGTCTTACTCGAGTTCTATCTTCATCATCTTCTGTGTATAGTGCTAGATAACGCTGATATTCCTTCATAGCTTTATTATAATTCTTTGATTTTTCGTAAGCATAACCTAACATTTCGTGTGCTTCTTTTGCATCTGCAGGAGATTGTGTAGAAATAATAGATTTTAAATCAGCAATGGCTTGCTCGAATGTTCCTGATCTTTCTAACAATAATGTTTTGGCTTCTGCTAATAATTCTTCAGCAGGTCTATTATCAAATACAACAATAGGTTGTTTAACTCCATCATCGTCGTCATCAATATTAGGTTTTTCAGCTTCTAAAGTAATAGGATTTGTATTAATTGTATGTGCATTACCGGTTAAGAAGAATCTAGAAAGTTTAGTACCTATAGATTCTTTTTTTATCTTAGGAATTGTCGTAGGAATATTTTCTAAAACAGAGTTAGATTCTAAAGTAGAATTAGCAGCTTCATTTATTATATCATTATTTGGAACAGATTCTTTGACATCGACACAACTAGTTGCATATAATGCAGTAGCTAATAGAGCCGCAATTTCTTTTTTTAGTAGTCGAGATTTAGTTTTTTTGTCACTAACTACTTTTTGTATAGGTATCGAAACTGTAACTGTTTTTTTAATTTCTATCTTACGATTTTGTTCAGAAAGCTTCTGTAATGAATCTTCTAAATTATCTTTGCCGGAAAGCGATGATAATAGATTAGAGAAATTATCTTCATTTAGAAGCTGTTCAAAATTATCGAGACTGAGAACAGAATCGTGGCTCATAATGGCCCTTACTAGTGATTAAGCACCTTTGCCGAATAGTTTTCTAAACCATTGCACCCAAGTGTGTCTTTTTTGTATGTTTTCTGCACTTTCACCATGGTTAATTGCTCTACTAACTGCAGTGGTATCGCCCATGTGGTCGGCGTCGACTTTAGTTGCTACTCGATTTTTCCAATACCAAATAGCGATAGCGCCCATATATTTAGGGTTAGCTGCCAAATTGGGTTTACTAGCTAAATCTATACCCAATGCTTTTCCAGCCTGCTCGTAGTTACCTCTTCCGGTAAGTTGGCAGATTCCGCGTCCTCTATACATCCATGCATCGTTAGGATGTTTATTTCCTAATGCATGTCTTATTCTTTCATTTTTCCAATAATGATCGATAAACCATTTTTTACTTTTATAAACTTCACCAGACCCTCTGTACATTTCATCAAATTGGGTGAAATTTCCGCTTTCGTGTGCCCATTGCCCTAAAAACTGATCTAGCTCTAATCCTACTATTCCTTGCTTCATAGCAGAATTTTTAAGATCATTTTCCAAAGCATTAGGAAGTTTTACCATTTGTTGAGCTTGAATATATTTTTTTAAATATGATTGGGTCAAAGGCGGCTGTACGTTCGGTGCTGGTACTTCTGGAATTTCTGCTTTCGGTAATTTCGGTATCTCAACTTTAGGTTCTTGGGTGGAATCCTTTTCTGCTGGACTTGATTTATAATAATCATCGTTATCATCGGATGGTATTAGCTGTTGTGGTTCCTGTTGTTGATAATTGACAGTAGGCCGATGTTGAAACTTATCTTTAGCATAATCATATCCAACTAATCCGCCACTAACAGCACCAATCGCAGCAGCAGTAGCTAAACTCTGTTTGCCTTTACGCACAAACTCTTTTTTAAAATCATCCCATTTTCCCTCTTCCAAGGTAACTGGTAGTTCGGTAAAATATTGAGGATATTTCTTATTAAAATTACGCATTACAATACCAGCAATTTCATGAGCCTGATTTTCAGCAGGACTGCCGGTATGCCCACTAGTAGCATCTAATTGATGCTCTAATCCTTGCCTATAATGTACTAATTCATGTGCCAATGTGCGTAAAATATCTAAGGGATGACGATTTTCTATACCTAGATATATAACATTAACATCATTTAAAAATTTACCGAACGTGGGCTGTTTTTCATCTTGTACCCTCTTTACAAATTTAATTTTAGGTAATTTTTTAATACCTATAATCTTCATTGCAAGAGGAAAGAAATCTTTTAAAATTTCTTTAAAATCGGTTTGTTTAGGTTCTAGAAGTTCATTAATATGCATCCAGTATTTATTCTAAATGTGTTTGTTTATTTTCTTCTAAAATGATAATCACCGTCCATATCACTCGCTGTAGCAAAATATGGTGTTACCAATTCAAACCCCAAACTTTGAACATATGCAATTACTGCATCTTTACTTGGGGCCCCTTTATTATATTCCACATGCTGTATTTCTAATATTAAATCTTGACAATTTTTTAAAGTTTCTTCAGATCCTTTCAATATATCAAGTTCAGCTCCTTGAACGTCCATTTTAATTAAATCGGGCAAAGGAAATTGACGAGATTTAACAATAGTATCTAATGTCATTGCTTTTTTTGTCACCTTGTGGCTGTCGTCAAATAAGTGTGCTGCAGGCGGGCTAAATTCCGGATTTTCTCTGTAATAGCTGTTACCGGCAGGAAATTCTTTATTTTCAAAAAAATCAACAGATCGATAATCTCGGTCACTTAAAACGCCTATATGACATGTAACCCCGGCCTCTTTGTATAATTCCTCACAATCCTCCATCGCTTCAAAGACAAAAAATTGAGAGCCAGGCCATACAGTTTTAGCAGCATCTGTCCAATGTAAAACACTGGCACCAATATCATAAATTATTTTAGGTGAACATTTTTGTTCATTTTTCATACGATGCAAATAATCTATATGCGGTACCGGAATTGATAAAGTTTCTCTCAGTGTTTTAAGATGTGTTGTGACCGGATCTTTATTAATTACATCCGGAACATTCATGTCAACTTTAAAGGTCCATGATCCGGTATGGTCACAAATCACACTGGTATCTGCCCAAAGTGTAAATCCTCTATCTCTAGCCTGGTTACAAAAGTGTACGTCTTCGCTCAACGTATTTTTATGATCAATTGCACTATGATATAAGAAATGAGGATACGGAATAGATTTAAATACTTCAGCTTTAACTAAAACACATCCGAACCCACATCCGTCGATCGGAACTAGCCCTTGTCCTTTAATAGTATTCCAATCAACATGTGTCACACCACCGAATTGATTTTTACGCATGATTTCAATAGTATGCGTACCTGGTATTCTTTGTATATAGATACCCGAAACAATGTCTCGATTATGCGATAATAATTTTGTTAAAGTGTCTGGTGCAAACGAAATATCACTATCTACAGCAAATAGATAATCGTATCCGTTATGTATAGTCCAATGTGCAATTAAATTGCGCACTTGATCTACCTGATACCCCCAAAAATATTGGAAATCGGCAACATATCCATTAGGTATAGTTAAATCGTAAATGCTTTTAAAAGTCTGAGCTTCAATATTTCTGTTTGTCGGAATAGCTATCAAAATACGCTTTACCGGACTGTTATTTTCAGGTACAGAGGCAGATAAAGGTATTGGCTGCGGTATTTGTGCAGGCTTATCGTTTACGTCTGTTTTCTTTGGTAAACGAATAATATTGTCGTCGTTACTGCCAAAAATTGCAGTTATTGCACGATCTTGTTCTTCTCTGTTGACTTTGTAATCATTTAACGGGCTAGCATCATTATAGTTGTAAACAATATCGGGCACTACATAGATACGATTTGGATCGCAATTATATAATGCACTATAAAATGTTGCGTTGTCTCCTCCGGCTTTAAACCAATTGCCTTGATCATCTTGGAACGCTTGATTCGGTACATCTAATAATAATTTGGCTTTCATTGTTCTTAGATGAGTATACGGCATCTTCCAATTAAAATGATAATCTTTAAATTTACGAGATTCGATCACTTCAGGAGGATATGGCTGGCTGATTAATGGAATATTGTCAACTATACTCCAACATGAACCATATGTAAAATCGTAATTATAATGTACAGTATTATAATAATCAAAAATATCCGGACGATTAACTAAACTATCATCCCCGTCGAGCATCATAATGATATCGTCGGGGTTAAGGTTTCTGACTACGGTTATATGATTATAAACAGCACCTTGATTTTCTTCGTTTCGAATTAATCTAAATTTATTTTGTATTTCTTTAGGAAGTTGATTAATATAATTTTCTGCGATTGTAAGTCCGTTATCGGTACTGGCATCATCAATTAACCAATGTTCATAGTTTTCATAATCTTGAGCAGCCACACTAGCAATGCATTGTTCGATATATTGCTTTGCATTATAGAAAGGGCTAACTACAACAATTTTCTGTTCAGGACCAAGTTTGGGAGCAAGCCATTCTTCACTGGTGCTTACTCTACGATTGAATATCTTATGATACTTATTTTTAGTATAAGATACTTGCTGACTCTCGCCTTTGCTGAGATATAATCCTAATTTACTATAGATATGTTGTTTCCATTCTAATGCTACTACATCCCAGCCTGCTAGATCTTTAATCTCATCTAACGCCTTCATTCTACGTCGATGTTCTGTTTTATTCTGATAAGCAGCAACTACTTGTTCTACAATGAGATTAGACTGGTCTTCTGCATTAACATTAGGAAATAGACTGTTAGGAGTTGCTGAATAATCAATAAGATACCCTTGTGGACTTGCAGTTTCTTCCAATGCTCCGAATCTACAAGTAATTAACGGGGTATTAGCATATAGTGATTCTAAGGTACTAATGCCGTATGTCTCTGGAAAAGCTGTAGGATATAAGAAATAACTGGCTTTGGCAGAAATTTCTGCAACTGTTTTCTGGTCAACAATTCCTGTAAATGTAATAGTAGGATCATTTAAATGAGGCCCTGCTATCTTCATAAATTCTGTTTCTTCATCGTCGTGAGCAAAGGCCGCACCTAATTTGTAGTGGCCACCAATCACTGTCAATCTTGCAGATGGTATACGTTTTTTAACTTTAGGCCAAACTAGATTCAATAAAGGATCTAGTCCTTTGCTCATGTTAGCATTGAATATAAACATGTTAGGATCTTTAGCATCCAAATCCACAGAATCGAAATATTTAACTATACCATTTCGTGTAATCCAACTGTGCCTACGGAATACTTCATACATACGCATTCGTGGATGCGCAGCGTTCATAACATAGAATGTATGAAAATCACTTAATGTCCATACTTCGTCAATGGCATTCATAGCTACAAGATCTTCTAGTATGTCATCTCCCCAACAGAACGTATCATGCATCCAAAAAACTTTTAACCTAGCATTTGTTCGCATGTGTTCAAATGCGGTATAGTCGATTTTTCTATTAGTGCTCTGAGGATAATTGTAATAGGAGT